CAAGACAAGGACACAAATCGTAGCTAATTGTTACACTATTTTCTCCTACATACCTCTATAATAGGTGTAGCTGGATGTAACACATGTATGGTGCTTACTTAATCCTCATCTTTGTTCTCATCCTCTTTGCTATAGGAGGAGTTGAGGCAACGATGAGGTTTTTTGCTTATGTTGATCTACAACTAAGATGGGCATGGGTTCAGTTCCGTATGGAACGTATGCGTAAAAAATTAAAGCGCCAACTTGATAAAGAACATGCAGAAATCACCAAATTCATAGAGGAATTCAACAATGACCAACGATAGAGAGCTGTCCGACTTTAGTTTATCAAGGAAGGAATGCCCTAAGTGTGGTGCTGTCTGGATCAATAACGAACATCGTTGGTCAGGCACAGGTGTTAAAGGTAACGAACTAGATCTCGCAGGTCTAGTTTGCAATAACCTAGGAGACGATACTTGTATCAATCCTAGCAGAGGAAAGGTTGGAGGAGACAACTGGAATAAGCGTCTCGAAGATCTCGAAAAGTTTGCCGATGATCATGGCGGTGGTGAGACTAAATGGTGGGACAAATAAATACTAGTGGTGAACTAGTATTTTCATGGCATCCGATCAGATTTATCTTGGCAACCCGCTTCTAAAAAAAGCGAACGTCCAGATTGACTTTACAAAAGAACAAGTCCAAGAGTTCATCAAGTGTAAAGAGGATCCTGTATACTTCACAAAGAACTATGTGAAGATCGTCTCACTTGACGAAGGTCTGGTGCCATTTAAAATGTGGGACTTCCAAGAGGAGTTAATCGAGAAGTTCCACCACAATAGATTTAACATTGCGAAACTACCCCGACAGACTGGTAAGTCTACTACGGTGGTTTCGTATCTTTTGCACTACCTAATTTTTAACGACAACGTTAACGTAGGTATCCTGGCGAACAAAGCATCAACTGCTAGGGACCTTTTGGCAAGACTTGCAACAGCATATGAAAACTTACCCAAGTGGATCCAGCAAGGTGTGGTAGTATGGAACAAAGGTAACATTGAATTAGAAAATGGCAGTAAGATATTGGCAGCTTCTACGTCTGCGAGTGCTGTCCGAGGTATGTCGTTCAACATCCTCTTTCTCGACGAGTTCGCGTTTGTCCCAAATCACATCGCTGACTCGTTCTTTGCATCTGTTTATCCTACTATTACTTCTGGTAAGAGCACCAAAGTAATCATCATCTCTACCCCACAGGGTATGAACCACTTCTATAAGATGTGGACAGATGCAGTCAACGGCAGAAATGGATATACGTATCATGAAGTTCACTGGTCACAGGTGCCAGGTAGAGATGCTGACTGGAAAGAACAAACTATCAAGAACACAAGTGAACGTCAGTTCACACAGGAATTTGAATGTGAATTCTTAGGATCGGTTGACACTTTGATTGCTGCCTCTAAACTGAAGGCATTAGTATTTGAAGATCCCATATCCCAGAACAAGGGACTTGACATTTATGAAAAACCAAAGGACAAGTCTGAATACCTTATTACTGTTGATGTTAGTAGGGGCGTTGGCGGAGACTATTCTGCTTTTATTGTTTTCGACATCACTACTGTTCCCTACAGAATAGTTGCTAAGTATCGAAACAATGAAGTCAAACCAATGTTGTTTCCAAACATTATCAATGACGTTGCCCGAGCATTTAACAACGCTTGGGTACTCTGCGAAGTCAATGATATTGGAGATCAAGTAGCATCTATTTTAAACTTTGATCTTGAGTATCCAAACGTTCTCATGTGTGCTATGCGTGGACGTGCTGGTCAGATTGTTGGACAGGGATTCTCTGGCAACAAGACACAACTAGGTGTCAAGATGAGTGTTACTGTCAAAAAGGTTGGTTGTGCTAACCTCAAAACTATTGTAGAGGATGATAAACTTATTTTTAATGACTATGACATTATCAATGAGTTGACCACATTCATCCAGAAAAAACAATCATTTGAAGCAGACGAGGGATTTCATGATGACCTTGTTATGTGTATGGTCATCTTTGCTTGGTTGGTTCAGCAAGATTACTTCAAAGAAATGACTGATAATGATATTCGTCAGCGTATCTATGATGAGCAGAAGAATCAGATTGAACAAGACATGGCACCATTTGGATTTATCACCACAGGTCTAGAAGGTGACGAAGGGTTTGTCACTGATGGTACTGTGTGGTATGGAGATACCCAAGAAGAAGTTGGATATATGTGGGACTATCGCTAATGGATTTAGATGATCAGTTCAAATTAGAACACTTACTTTTAAGGGAAAGGAAGTGCAGGACATGTCATACTACAAAAAATCTTTTAGAAGATTATTATTTGATAAGGAGAACTAGGGGTGACTTGCCATCATCATATTCATATGAGTGTAAAGATTGTACCATAAAGCGTGTCATGAACTCAAGAAAAAACGATACGCCTTCAAAGAATGACTATCCAGACTGGTAGTGAGTTCATGCATTGTTTCCCCACTCAAGGAGTTCAAAATAATAAATAATTTTAGATTAATACTGGACATACCAAGGAGAAAAACATGGCAAGTCAAGTCTCGCCTGGAGTTTTAATTAAAGAGCGTGACCTTACCAATGCTGTCGTGACTGGTGTGCTGCAGATTCGTGCTGCTCACGCCTCTTCGTTTACTAAGGGACCAATCGGTGAAATCGTTAATATCAATTCACAAAAAGAACTAATTTCTGTTTTCGGTGGACCTACCGAAGCTAATGCAGAAGATTGGTTGGTTGCAAATGAGTTTCTAACCTACGGCGGCAGACTTGCTGTTGTTCGTGCAGAAAGCACAGGTGCTCTAAATGCTACCACAGGAGCAGCAGGAATTGCAATTCCAACAGAATCCGCATGGATGGCAGGTGCTGGAAGCGCAGAAGTATTCGCTGCAAGAACATCTGGTGCATGGGGCAATTCCCTCTTAGGAGTTTTAGTTGACCAAGGTCCTGATTACATTCTCGATCTTGCATCTGCTCCTGCTAATATCACAATTAATGCTGGCGATTCTCTCGCTTTTAGCAATGGTGTTACTGGAACAGTTATTTCTGGTGATGCAGATGCTCTAGTAATTACTGCTTCTGGAGCACTAACTTCTGCTGCAACTCTAACCGATGGTGGTGCTACAGTCGCACTGACTAGTGTAAAAGACTGGTATCTCAATACTGAGATTGGATCTACAGGAATCAAACTGAGCGATATTGCTCCTCGTCCTACATCCACTCAGCACGCACTTGACAATGGTGCATCTGGAGATGCTGTTCACTTTGCAGTTATCGATACTACTGGAGAAATTTCTGGTACTGCTAATACAATCCTAGAGAAGTTCACGTACCTCTCCAAGATTTCTGATGCAACCAGCGAAGAGAACGCTAATATTTACTACAAGTCTGTAATTAATAGTGAGTCTCAATACCTGTTTACAGGTGCTGTTCCTACTGCTGATGCAAACATGGGTGGAGAAGCATGGGGTCAAGCAACCTCTGCTGTAACTGGAATTATGGCAAGAGTTGGTGGATTCAGCGATGCACTAGAAAATGGTGCTGATGGTGCTGGTTACACTTCTGGTCAGTGGGGAGATGCACTGGATCTCTTCCTTGATACCGAAGAGACCGAGATCGACTTCGTTCTCATGGGTGGATCCATGGCAACCGAGACCGACACCAAGGCAAAGGCAACTAAAGCAATCGCAATTGCTTCTGGAAGAAAAGATGCAATCGCATTCGTTTCTCCACACAAAGGCAACCAGATTGCAAGCAGCGGAAATACTGCTCTAACAAGCACACAACAAAAGGAGAATACATTAGCATTCTTCAGTGATCTAACTTCCACTTCTTATGCTGTATTTGATAGTGGTTATAAGTATGTTTATGATCGCTTCAACGATAAGTATCGCTACATCCCTTGCAACGGAGACGTTGCTGGTCTTTGCGTAGCAACCTCTAACGTTCAAGAAGACTGGTACTCCCCTGCTGGTTTGAATCGTGGTGGCATTCTCAATGCTGTCAAACTTGCTTACAATCCTAACAAGGCAGACAGAGACGAGTTGTATCAGAACCGCATCAACCCAATTACCTCTCTGCGTGGTCAAGGTATCACCTTGTTCGGTGACAAGACTGCACTATCTGCACCTTCTGCATTCGATCGTATCAACGTTC